GTTTTTTAACCTATTTATCATCTCTTTTCGGTTAATTAAGAGAGTATTAGGCTCTACTCTTAACTCCTGATTATAATACTGCCTTATCAGATTAAAGGTTGCCTCGCTTTCCAGGAAATAAAACTCCATAATCGGTACTCCCATTGGGGTTAGTTTTTCTGAAGCATAAATTCCGTCGATTGGAACGCCGAGGGTAAAAAGGGTGGCCGCCAATTCAATATCGGAGGTCTTAATATATTTCCTATCCATGTTAATCTAAACTAGATTATATAACCACAGGCGGTAATTGCAAGGGGGGCTTGTACCGAGGCACTAGCCACCAATGCTTTCGCTGCAGTCAGTTTTAAGGGTGTATTAAAGGTTTTTGCGAAGGGAGTATTCGCAGCCAAAAAGACCGTAAACTTAATCGTTCCATCACTATCTTTGATATCAACTCGCATAGCCGTTGAAGAAGAAGCGACTATATCGGTAAGATAGATGCTTTTGCTTGCCGTTGCTGCTTTTATTTGGAGGGCCTGGTCAACGGCATTTTCCGTATAGGCACGGGCATCAAATGAGTCAGAATCCCTGTGTGCCTGTACCGACAAAGGGTTTGAACCTTCTATTGGTAATGCGTTTTTGTCGTGTATTATCATGGTGTCGTTGTACTCGATGTACTCGTGCTACTAGATGTCGAACTCGATGTGCTGGTAGAAGTCGAGGTAGAAGTAGAAGAAGAACTGGTACTTGTACTTGTAGAGGTAGAAGTTGAGCACGATGTTGAACTGGAAGTCGTGCTGGTCGTTGTCGATGTACTGGTCGAGGTCGTGGTCGCCCAGGAATCATCCAATTTCTTCCAAGTAGCTGTTGTTCCGCTTGTGGCTGTCTGGATAAAGAGCTTATTGGTCGGGGTGTAATAAATCATTTCTCCACCAACCCAAGCAGAGGCTACTGGCTCCTTACCTTGGGTTTCCCCATAGAATCCATAAACCGTTGGGAAGGTAGAGACTACCTTGGCCTTTGCCCCTCTTGCGTCGATGTTATCTACGGCTGTGTTCATGCTGGTGTTGTTGTTGAACTGGTACTGGTACTAGAGCTGGTCGAGCTACTGGTTGACGTACTGGTACTGGTTGAAGTTGACGAGCTGGTAGAGGTGCTGCTTGATGTACTGGAACTACTAGAGGTACTGGTAGAGGTTGTGGTCGCCATAATGTCTGCTAGACCCCTCCAACTAGCGGTGTAACCACTTGTGGCAGTTTGGATGTGCAAAGTAAAATTAGTTGAAAGATAGGCCAGTTCCCCGCCTTTCCATTCGGTATTTCCAAGTTCTACCCCAGTTGTATAACCATAATAGCTCGCAGGAGTCGAGGGAAGTGCTGCCACGACTTTGGCGTTTGAGACTATTGAGTTGATATTGTCAAATTGTGTTTTTCCCATCTTAGTCGGCTGCCGTTGCGTCTGCAAACCTCCTCCAACTCGCTGTTGTCCCGCTTGTATTTACTTGGATATAGAACCTGTTATCGGTGGTCAGATAGGCTATTTCTCCGCCTCTCCACTCAACACTATCCACGTCATTACTGGCTGCTTCATAATACTGATAAGGGGCTGTTGGCAGCTTGGCTGCCAGGAAAACCCTTGATTGAGGTGCCTTTAATTCGTTTATTTTGGTTGTGCCCATTGTTTTAGTATAACTTATCCCATAAAAAAAGGGAGCTTAAATGGGATTTAGGGAGAGACCCCGATTCCCAAGCTCCCAAGTCAAACTTACTTTATTTCAAACTTTAGCTGGTGTAACTAGTTGTATCACCCTTGCTACCCCAAAGTCCCCGCCAATCTGACCAGCCTGCGGTGAATCTGACCCTGACCTTGTATAGAGCTGCGTCTGCGTCAAAATTAAAGTCGTTTTTGAATTCGGGCCTAATTCTCCAGAACCAATTTAACTTGTGGTTCCTTGAGTCCATTAAGAACCAAGCGGTTGTCGAGGTAATGTATCTCCAGGTTATAACCTTAAAGACTCCCTCGTAAATGTTTACGTCGTTGTTGGCTGTGCCAGGGCGAAGGGAAGAGTCGGTCAGAATCATGGCTGTCTTTCTCGAGTCTATCGGAATAACCAAAGTGTCTGCCTTGAAACTGACAATTTGGCCTTTATCGTTAAGTGCTTTCTCAAGAGCCAACCTTCCAGTTTCAATGTTGGGTTCGCTCAAAACAATACTAGTATCGTTGGCATTTGATTGGTTTGAACCTCCATCTACCCTTGTGTGGGCGGTTGAACAAAGAGGCTTGCCGTCTCCGTAGCTGGTGTAGCTGGTCGAGAAGGCATTATTGAAAATATCCGCACCTACATCTTCAGTTGTGTAGACTACGCTCTTTCCAAGAGAAGCGGGCAACTGTCTAATGACATTGTGCTGGTCGTCTTCAAGAAGCTCTTGAGAAACCTTAAACCCTTTGGTGTACTTCAAAGGAGTATAGGTTGTTTTGTACATCTTCAAGGGGTCTTCATAGTCCAAGGCTCCAAGTTCGTCTGTTTGAACCAATCTACCAAAAGCTGTGGTTGCCGAATCAATCTCCTGGTTCATGTCTGTGGTTAAGACATTAAAAATGAGAGGCATAACCTGTGGTTCCTGGTCGTAAGAATCAAAGAAGATTTGTCTTACGGCTGGGTCTAGTTCATCTGCGAAATTTCCTCGTATTGTTGCCATGTTAGTTTAAGTATAACTCCTTAGTCTATGCTGCTCCCGCAGCTTGTGAAATCTGTCCCATTTGGCTGGCTACAACTCTATAAAGTCCCATTGAGGCATCTGCATCGCTATTCGGGTCAAGCCCAACACATTGAAACATCAAAGTTCCAATCGTATAGCTTTCTCCAGAGGTAATAATCGCATCTGACGTTGATTTAATGTTGAAGTATTTACCAAGGTCAGCAACCGTAATTGTGGTGTCGGAATCAGCCGAGAAAGCATAGTCTCCAAAAGCAGGAATGAACATAATTTCGTTTAAGGTAGTTGTTTGGTTGGCGGAACCCATTGTCCAGGTGTCTGTGGTACCAGAATCAGGAGCCACAGGAGAACCGTTTTTGTCTACAACTGTTTGGACAAATCCGATTATCTGCTCGTCTGCGGTAGAGAGGTCAAGAAATCCCGAAGTGTTTAATCTGATGGCATCGCCAACTGTGAAAACAATGCTGTCTTTGGCAACCATCGAAAGCAACGCTGGAACCTCTGCAGTTCCGTGTAGATTTTTCCTAAAAATAAATCCTGCCATGTTCACCTTTAACTATAACTGTTCTGTCCACTTTTTTCAATTATAGGTTAAAGGTAGGCAGAAAAGAGGAAGGAATTTACTTCCCCTCCTCTTTTTGTTCAGGTTTTTCTCTGATTTGCTCCTCTTCTTTAGAAAGATAGGTTTTCTTTGCTTTTTCAGGGTCTACCCTCAATTTTTTTACCCATTCTTCCTGTTTAGGAGACAAATTCTTCTCTTGCTCGGAAACTGGCGGCGTTACTCCAGAAATCTGTCCCATAATGCCATTGCTGTTGGTTTTTGCAGCAACAATTCCTTCCATTTTGCCTTCTTCTTTTAATCTTTGGATTCCGATTGTTCCCTCAAACGCTTTTACCAAAGAACCCCTCAAATTAACTAAAGGAAGAGTCTTGGCACTCCAGCCAAAATCATTTAAGTAGGAAGAAATTTGATTTCTTGCCTCTTTTTGCTTTTCGGGTTCCATTTTGTCAATCCCAGCTTCTTTTTCAAACTGGACAATAATGGATTCTCTTTGTGAGGCTTCTACGTCCTGCACTACTCTTGTGGTTTTGTCGTCAGGCTTTTCAGTTGTTTCAGTCTTGCTTTTATCATCTCCAGTTTTATCTTCCTCCGTCTCTGTTTTTGTTTGTTGCTCGTCGTCTCCTTCTCCTCCCATTTTCCCTTTAACAACTTTCTGGAAATGCTCTCTAAGTTCAGGAGTATATGCAAGGGTGTTAATGACAACTGAGGCAGCGTCAATAAATTGATTTTGGTCATCAATGGTTTTGCTGACTTCCCCTAACTTTTTTTCTAAGTTGGAGAGCTTTTCTTCCGTAGATTGCCCTTCTTTGGAGCCTTCTTCTCCTTTATTGGAAGAATTATCATCATTTTTGTTCTCATCAGTCATATTTTTCACCCCCAATCCTAGTCGGACTCCAGGTGTAGAGCTCCCCGACCTTTTTATTATAACACAAAGATAAAATTATTTCTTCTTTGCAGACTTTTGCATTGAAGATTTACAAATAGCCCAGGCTGATGACTCTTTCCTTCCTGAACTAATTAGCTTTTTTACGCATCTTTCGAGTTTTTTTGGCATTTAACAACACCCCCTTAGACTATCGACTTTTCTTTTTACATATTCCGCTAAATTTTTCCCTTTTTCCTTGAGAGATATTTTTTGGATGAGCCTACTGGCCTCAAAACCTCGTTTGGCACTTTCGTTTAGCCTGTTTTTGGTATTCATTGCAGTTTTGTATCTTCTAAAAATTGTATTTTAGCCCAGAAATGTCTCTACCGACATTCTCATAAGGGACATTTTGCATTAAACCCTGTTCTGGGTAATTTGCCTGTTCTCGGCTTGAATAAAATAAGTCTAATGTATTCTTGATATCTTGACCAGTTAGGTCTTCTACCCTGACTATCCGACCATTGGGTAGTTTAATAAGCGTTCCCATTGGTATTTGGGGGAGAAGTTCCCGACTAATAGCGGCTGAATAGCCCGAAACGGGGGTCGTTCCTGTCGCCGTTTGATTACCTGTCGGCAAATAATAAGACAATCTTCCAAAATTCGGTTGTGGAGTCGGGCTGGGAGTCGGGCTGGGCTTAGGTGTATATTCATCTGCTTTGGCTCGGTTTTTAGCCGTACCACCGCCAATTAACCCCCCAAGACCTAATAATAAAATCAATCCTAACATTGCTGGATTCATTTTTGTTTCAAAAATGGAAAAAGTACTTTCATTTTTTGCTGGCCCTTTCTTCTGCCTTCTCAACTAATTTAATCAGATTTCGTATTCCCAGGGCTTGACCTGCAAACTCGGCGTGTCTGACGGATAAATAATGGGGGTCAGATTCAATCAACTTGAATGAAGCCTTTTGTAGATTTAAAATATATCTGGAAGCCGTTCTTTTGACAATCGCCCATTCCACGCTGTCTTTCAACCTACTTAGAACCTGAAGTTCCTCCAGCGTTGATGTTACTTTTTCTGGCCTGTCTAAAACTTTTTTCATTTTTGTTTCAAAAATGGAAAGTTTACTTTCATATTGCCGCCTTACCTGGAGGCCCAGCCTTCATCATTTCTGGGCCCATCATCCTTCCAGGCATGGCTGCTTTTGCTTCTCCACCTTCAATCGCTTGAGCTTCAGTAGGGGGTTGACCCGAAGGAGGTGAACCCGAAGGAGCCAACCCCCCCTGTTGAGCTGCTTGCCCCCTGGCTGTCTGGGCTTTTTCTTCCATAAGGATATGTCTGATAAATTTATTCATTACCTGGTCGGTCATTTTTTCTTTGAAATTCTGCGAACTCATATAGGCTAGGTGGATTTCGGTATGACCTCTGGTTGCGTAAGGAGTTGGCGGAATGGCTTGTCCTGCCAGCATCGCTTCATTTTCCCTATTGGCTATTTCGTAAAGGACTTCCTCAGATACGGCTGGTTCTCCTTCTTTGGCTGGAGGCTTAAATTTCTCTGGGTCGTAATCATGGATTTCCGACAAAGCGTCGGCCATCCTGCCTGGGTCGTAATAGCCGAGTTGGATAGCCAGTTGGGTAACAGGGTGCTGCATGAACTCGGAAATCTTTTGCTGTTGCAAGGGTTTGGAAATTGGGAAGGTTGGCTCACCAGATAACTTATAATCATAAGCCCCGTATTGGGGAATAATCAGTTCGGGCTTAATTGTAAAGAAGAATTGGCCTTTCTTTTCTTTTTCCAAAAGTTCACCGTCTCTGGTTGTCGCCAATTCCACATCAGTAGTCCGAATTTGCCGATATTCCGCCATTTTCTTCTCACCAACGATTTGGCTGACTTTAGGAACGGAGTAATACTGGACAATATTGGGAACCCTTAATCTAATAATGTTCGTCAGAAGCTCTCTTGAAAGAAGCCAGATTTTAAGACGAAGGGCTTTCATGGTAGATTCTTTGAAAATGGCCGCTTCGGTTGCCGTACCTGTCGGTCTGGGTGATTCCATCCCCGTAACTTCCCTACCGTCTTGTTTGAGGGCTTCTTCTTCCCGATAAGCATTTGGGCCAACATCTCGATATTCAAGGGGAACGATTGAGTTCTTGGGGTCATCAACGTACATGAATCTGCTGGGAGCGACAATGGCTTCATCTTCGTCGAGGGTCTCTCTATTGGATACCAAAAACATTTTGAAAATATCCATGTGCTGCCTGTCTATCCTCATTCTCCTAAGCGTGGTCAATTCGTCTTGGATAGATTCGAGGATTTCAGGTTCACCTCTGGCCCAGAAACCTGCTAATCTAGGAACATCGCTTCCCTCGGCAAAAGGAAGCTGTTTGTGATTCCAAGGAAGAGGATTGTCCCGAATGACAACATCATTGGCGACAATAATGAATTTGTCTGGCCGTCTGCCGTAATAGAAAAGAACCTCAACTTGATTCTCTTTGTCAAGTTGTTCGTTAGGGATATAAAACTGATATTGATTTGTGTCTCCGCCTGGCTTGACTAATTTGGCGACCCTGAATTGGTCGAAAATTGAATTGATAAAAGTCTCCTGAAAAGTGTCATAATTCATAATATAGCGACGCAGACAGTCGTTGGCCTTGTACCTGCCTCGGTTGATTGTTCTCGCCGAAGGGTCAATGAAGAAATCGATTAAATTGATGGTCTCTCCGTAAACATCGTCAAAATCCATAACTTCTTTGGTAACATATTCTTCTTCATTCTTTTCCAAATTAAACTTTTTGAGAACTTTGACTTCACGCTTGTCTTGCCAATAATCTTCCTGCCAGATGGTTTTGCCCAAAATTAGGGCCTGTTTTAATGAAGCATATAATTCTAAATCGCCATCGCCTATTTCCCAAGTGTAGTCCTTGATGTAATTCATGATTCTAGCCCTAATAGCATCTTCTGGGCCTCTGCCGACAATCTGGGGCTGGAGGGTTTGGTCAACAATTTCGGCTAAAGACCTTTCAACGATTGTGGTTGTAAAAGGAGGAATGATATTCGACTGCCAATCGTCGCTAGTCCGATTCGGCCTGTCTGCTTCATACTGCTTATTCCATTTCTGCCAATCCGATTCAAGACTGCCTCTCCCATCACGCATAATGGCATATCTTCGGTAGACCATTCTTCGGTCAAACTGGATTCCATCAGGGGGCTTATAAATCTGGTTTATTTTGGCTTTGTCGTTGTCTTTGAAATTTATCATCCGTCTAATTATAACTTACTTGTCCCATTTAAGCTGGGTAAGCCTCGTGTTGCCGTCTTTCTCTGGTCTCTCTGGCTCTGGGCGGGAAAGCCAACTCCAGTTGAGATGCAAGGGCATCAATCATGTCGTCATGGGCTCCTTTAGGAAATCTCTGTAACTCATCCTCTAAATACTCGACTTTGGGAACGCTCTCTTTTAAGGGATGAAAAACCGTTCCCGTTTCGTATCTTGGCTGGAGCCCCCGAATCCTGTCATCCTTGCTCCTTTCGGTATGCCCCAGTTCTTTAATCGGAATAAATTGATTACGCTTTTTCATTTCGTCGTTGATTTGGTATTGTAAAACCCTCTGGTAAGCCGTTGTTTCCAGTCCGATGCTGATGGGTTTCCATTTTTCGTTCCAGTAGAAAACCTGGTCGATTAAACGGCTGGGTAGAACCTGTTCTCGCCAGATATCCAGAATATACCAAGCGTTGTTTTTATCGACTCCCATGCAAATCATAGCCGAGAAGTCGGCATCTTTGTCTTCGGAAAGGGCGGGGTCAATGGTCATAAATTTCTTCAATTCGACTCCAGCCAAGTCGGTTTCCTCATAATGTCTGAAGGGCGGCTTAAAGGTTTGGAATTCAGTAGGAACTGGGTTCAAAAGATATTGGGCTGAATAGTGAGATATTCCTTGCTGTTCTTTGAGTTTCTGCATTAGCTTCCAAGTTAGACGGGTTGGGAAGAGTAATTTCCCCGACCCCCATTCACCTTCGTAAGCAGGTAGTTTGAGAATGGCAAAATCGTTTAAAAGGTTGTTTTCTTTGTTTTGAATCCAAGCGTATAAATCATCCCAATGCCAACAGGTTCCGATAATAATAACCCGTTTATGACCGCTTGCCGTTTGGTCTACCAAGTCAAGAACGTCTTTGTAGTAATCTTTGACTTTTTCAATTTGGTCTTTAGTGCTGATGTTTTCTCTGGCAACCACGTCATCTAAGATAGCAACGTCAAAGTGGCTGCCAACCATGTTGGCTCCCATCCCATAAGCACTTACGGTTGCCTCCTTTTGGGCATAGGATTTCTCCCTACTAACAAAGATTCTGTCTTCCCGCCAGGCATCGGCATTTACCGAGAAATCGCCGAAGATTTTCTTAAACTCTTCGTTCCTTTGGATGTGGTTTTTAATCTGATTTAGAAATTGAATAGCCATTGGATAGGTAGCGTTGGAAATGGAAATTCTTACTTGCGGGTCTCTGGCTATCTGCCAAAGGGTAAAGCCAACCGTAATCACACTAGACTTGAATGTTCCTCTGGGCAGAAGGATTAAAAGTTTCTTTTGGTTGTAGTTGTCTTGGACAAAATCACAAACCCTTTTATGGAGGAGTTCGTATAAATCGGGCCAGCCTAAAACGTCCTTATTGAACTCATAAAGGTTGCTGCTATAGTAAATCTTTTTGGCCGCTAAAAGGTCTCGATAGCCTTGTTCTATTTTTTCAATTAAAATTTGTTTCATTTTTGTTTCAAAATGGAATTTGATTCATTTTTGTGGTAGCCAGATACCGCTTTTGGTACGTTTCTGGCCTGTGCCGTCCAATAAAAGACCTTTCTCTTTATCGGCGGTATTTTCGGCCTGTTCGATTAAAATGTTTAGGGCTTTCATGTCAACGTCGGGAAGGCCACTAGCTCTGATTCCTCGTATAAAAACGTTT